CGAGATGATTCCATCTCAGTACGACAAAATCTTTACCAAGCACGACTCCAAGATGGCCCTGGAGCGTACCGCCGAAATGCGGTATCTCGGCCTCGCTCAACTGAAGACCGAAGGCGGCCAAACCGCTTTCGACAACGGTGCCGGCGAACGCTTCGTCTACAACCAGGAACACACGGAAATCGCTCTCGGGTACGCTATCACCCGTAAGGCGATTGACGACAACCTGTACAAGACGCAGTTCCATCCGTCGAACCTGGGGCTGATCGAATCCTTCCAGCAGACCAAGGAAATCTACGGCGCCAACATCCTCAACACGGCGACGACCTACAATGCTGCCATCGGGGGTGACGGCGTGGCGCTCTGCTCCACCTCGCACCCGATTGACGGCGGCACTGTGGCGAATCGACCGTCCACCGATGTCGGCCTGAACGAGGCGACGCTGCTCAACGCGATGATCGCGGTGCGTACGAACTTTAAGGACCAAGCCGGTCTGAAGGTGTTCGCGCGTGCCCGCAAGCTCATCGTGCCGCCGCAGCTTGAACCGACCGCGATCCGCCTGACCAAGACGGAACTGCGGCCCGGCACCGCCGATAACGACGTGAACGCGATCATGATGACTGCCGGCGGCCTGCCGGAAAGCTACATGGTCAACGACTTCTTCACGTCGGCCTATGCGTGGTTCCTGCTCACGAACATTGATGGCCTCTCCTACATGGAGCGCATCAAGTTCGAGACGGACATGCAGGTGGATTTCGTCACCGATAACCTGTTGGTCAAGGGCTATGAGCGGTACTCCTTCGGGTACTACAACTGGCGCTCGATCTACGGGTCGTTCCCGACCGCGTAATCTCCGCAACGGGGGCTTCCTGGGCGACCAGGGAGCCCTTTTAGGAAAGAGCTAGAAATGGCGGCTACACATTTCAGCGGTCCTGTCATTGCGGGCGATCTTCAGACTGGCGAAACCAATGGCCCTAACCAGGGTGCTGTGGTTCTCGTACAGTTCGCGGCTCTAACGCAAAACAGCACTACCGCTGTTTCCTCGACGCTTTACATCCCCGCAGGGGCGCAGATTGTCAGCTTCAATGTTGACGTTCTGACTGCCTTTGATTCTGCGACTTCCGCGACGCTGACCATTGGCACGTCGGCTGGCGGCACGCAGTATGTAAGTGGTGTGAATGCGAAGACCGCAGGGCGTGCGTCGATCACCTACACTGCCGCGCAGCTTGCTGCGATGTCGGGTGTGTCTGTGACCGGCACTGCTGCTGCGACCACCCCTCCGGTGGTTATCACCATAACCCCGAGTGGCGCGACGACTGCTGGATACGTCGAGGTCACTATTCTCTACGTCCAGCAGTAAGGAGGACCGCTATGAAGGGTCGTAAGGGTCGCGCGGCTGGCGGTGAATCCCCCGCTGCTGGCGTTCGTGAGTATGAGCAGGACCTTGCCGAGAAGCCTGAGCGCCGCGTCAATGCGCCCAAGATCATGGGCGCTGCCGAGGAGCGCAAGCGTGGTGGCAAGGTGAAGAAGCATGCCGGCAAGATCGCTGGCGCTGCGGCGATGGCGCATGCCGGCCGTAAGCCTCGTAAGAGCGGCGGCAAGGTCGGCTCAAACATGAGTCCGCTTTCCACCGCCCATGCTGGCACGCCGGCTAAAGGTCGGCATGCGGTCGATATCGACTGAGTGTACGGTGGGGGCTTCGGCCCCCATCTTCTCTTTGTGGAGGCACGGATGGCAGGCGCGTGGACCCGCAAGGAAGGCAAGAATAAAGAAGGAGGCCTGAACGAGAAAGGCCGGGCTTCTTTGCGTGCCGAGGGGCACAACATCAAGGCTCCTGTGTCGCGTGAGCAGGCGCAGAAAAGCGAGATGGCTGCGGCGCGGCGTCGAAGTTTTTGCAGCCGGATGGCAGGCATGAAGGCAAAGATGACCTCTGCCGCCACGGCGCGTGATCCTGACAGCAGGATCAACAAGTCTCTGCGTAAGTGGGACTGCTAAGGTGGGGAAGGCGCATCCTGAAAATCCGCGCCTGTGGGCTTCGGTAAAAACCGAGGCGAAGAAAAAGTTTGACGTTTATCCGTCTGCTTATGCAAACGCATGGGCGTCCAAAGAATACAAAAAAAAGGGTGGCGCTTGGAGCGGGGCGGATAACCGAGTTTTCTCTAAGAAGGCCCGCTGATATGGCAAAGGGCGGCCTTGGCAAGTGGTTTGGGGAAGATTGGCGAGACATTAAAACGGGCGAGAAATGCGGGCGTAGTGCTTCCGAAAAAGCGGAACGCGCCTATCCTGCATGCCGCCCTGCATCAGCCGCATCTCGGATGACTTCCGGCCAGAAGGTTATGATGGCGGCAAAAAAGATAGGGAGCGAACGGGAATCATGGCCTGTTTCTCCCTCTGGAAAAAAGAAGTAAAGTGATGCTGAAAGGGGGTTGTTCTCATGCAGCCTAGGACTGTTTCTACCTCTGATGCTTCCAACGGCACCAAGAATAGCGCGCTGCTGCGTATGGACACTTGGGCGAACGCTCAGACGGTGCTTCAGGTGAACGTGACTGGTACTGCCACCTACACGGTGCAGACTAGCATGGACGATCCGAACGATCCGAATAACCCGGTTGCCGAGGCCAGCATGACGTGGCTTTCCGCGTCGGACAGCAATGTCGTGGGCAAGACGGCATCTGCGGGCGGCATCCTGAGTGCGACGCCGACTTTCGTGCGCCTATCGCAGACTGCCGGCAATGGATCATGCACGCTCACGGTGGCGCAGTTTGGTGCGGCGCCGTACTAGACCATGACGACGAGCGGGACATACAACTATGATCCTTCGCTCGGTGAGGTGGTGCTGTATGCCTACAATCTTATTGGCATCCGCAACACATCACTGACACAGGAACACATGGAAGCCGCGCGCATGGCTTCCAACATGGTGCTGTCCCGGTGGTCAAACCAAGGCGTCAACCTGTGGACTGTGGACCTAATCGAGGTGCCGCTGATTGCTGGCGTCTCGACGTACTCGGTGCCAAAGAACACGGTTGTTATGTTGGATGCGTACATTCGTATCGACAACGGGAGCGCGCCTCCGACTGATCGCCTTATCCTGCCTGTGAGCCGCACGGAGTACGCCAGCTATCCAAACAAGGAGCAGCAGGGCTTTCCTACGGTCTATTGGCAGGACCGCTTGATTAGCGGCAACGTGACGTTATGGCCTGTGCCCGACGGGTATAGCGCGCAAACGCTGCGGTATTACCGGGCGCGGCAGTTGCAAGATTCGGAGTTCGCGGGAGGCCAGACGATTGAGATACCGTATCTCTGGTTCGACGCTTTTGCGGATGCCATGGCGTATCGGCTGGCGAGGATTTGGGCGCCCGCGATGGCGCCTGCGCTGAAGGCTGTGGCTGACGAGAGCTACAACATTGCTGACGCGCAGAACGTGGAGACGGCATCGCAGTATATTTCTCCGATGATGTCTGGCTATTTCCGTCCGTGAGGTGACGCATGGCGTACGCATCGCAGGCCGGCAGGGCAAGGACTAGCGCCAGAAGTCCGCAGGCGCATGCGATCTGCGACCGATGCGCGTTTCGCTACAACCATGTTGATTTGCGCTGGCAGTTTGATTGGGCGGGCGCTTCGGTTGTCAATAAGCGGATGTTGGTTTGTAATCGCTGCTACGACAAGCCGCAGGAGCAGCTTCGGGCGATTGTAGTGCCGGCTGATCCGATGCCGATCATCAATCCGCGCACTGAGCCGTTTGTGACGGACGAGACAAGTACCCGCTACACATCTGGGCAGAATACGGTTGATCCGGTCACGAATATCCCGATTGTTGGCGGTAATGTACGGACGACGCAGTGTGACAATGATCGTGTTGTTCAGCAGACTGGCGAGCCGCCCGGCGGGTTGAACCAGCGTCCAGGGACTAATCCGCTTGTGCAGCCTATTGAAAACATACTTACTAACGATCAAGGAACTGTGCTAGTTAGCGGTAACGGTGATATTTTAACGGCCTAGGAGCTAGACGCATGCCTACTTTCGCTCAAGCTCTCCCTACGTTTACTACGGTGGATAGCGAGTTTCGCGTTGCTGTTGTAAATGGTCCTGGCGTTAATGCTAAATCTGGCCTTGTAAAAATTACTGATCTTGGAGGAGGGCCTTCATTTACTGTTCCTATTTCTGCGCCCGCCGCAACGATTGGGGGCGCGACATTCACAACCTCTTCAGTAAGCACTGTTCTAAAAGTCGGAACTAACTATGGAAATGTTGACGGAACAGGCCTCCAAATTGGAGGCGCTGCCGGCACTGACCCTTACGGTAGCTTTATCAAAAAAGACGGAAATGCAAATTGGACTGTCCTTCAAAGCGGGAAAATCTATAATCCGACTGAATGGAATATCTATAGCAGCGCGGCAGTTGGGGACTGCAACATTGTCGCTGGCACTAACACTGTCACGCTGTTGAACGGGCTTCCGCCGCAGCAAGATTGGATCGGAGAGGCTCTATATGTCGGGACGTTCGGCGGGTTTGAAATCACCGCAATAAACACCACGACAAACCCAGCCGGCACGGTAGGCGTTGTCACTGTCCGTAATTTTGGCGGCGATGCGCTGACGTGGGCCGCTAACGTCACCAACATCACTTGGCAGTATCAAGTCACATCATCGGACGGTATCTGCAATGTCTCTGGCACAACCGTTACCTGGGTTAGCGGCCAGAAGTTCATTCCGTTCGGCCCGGCGACAATCATCATCGGTGGTACGCGGTACACCGTCAGCACGGCGACATTGACCGGCATCACGCTTACAGCTTCGGCCGGCACTCGCACTAACGTCGCTTTCTCCAATCGCATGAACATTAATGACCAGCTTGTTTGCACGCGGATGCAAATGCGCGCGGGCGCATCTGAGGAGAATATGACGTGGAGCGCCCGCGCCGGCACCGAATACCAGCTATCCGTTTTCGCGTCTGGCACCGGCTCTTGCTATCCAATCCGCTTTGCCAATGGCGGCCTATCTAACGGCATCCCTCAAAATCTCCTGACTATTCACCAAGGTAGCGGCAAGACCGGTCAGAATGGCGATGGGTTTGTCTCGCTCGGGGGCGACGATCGTTTTGGCGCGGAATCGCTGCGGGTGGTGCGTAATCCGGCCGTCGCTATCAACCGCTTGGAAGTTATCGGGGGCGACCAGCCGACCTATTGGCCCAGCTTGCGCGGTCGTGGCACTCCCGCCGATGTGGGGATTTCACTCGACACGCAAGGCGCGGGGCCAGTCGATATTACCTCGCACAGCTATGGCAAGTACGTTGCTCGGTTTTTCCCGGTCGGGGCGTCTGCGACCAGCAACTTAGAGTTTTGGAACGCTAATACCGGCACGGCGCCGACCGTGCGAGGCAGGAGCACCACAGAAACCAACGTATCTGTTGGCTATGACGCTCAGGGCTCCGGTAGCCATGATTTCACCGCGCACAATTTTGGGGAGTTCATTTTCCGCGCGTTTACCGCTGCACAAAATGCGCCAAATCATGTTCAGGTTTGGAACGCCGCAACCGGGCT